TCGAAGGAGGCGTTTGAATTCCTTTCCGCGAAACTGGCCGGATTGGGCGTCGTGTCCGAATTGGATGCATACGCATTGCAGATGTTCGCGGATGCGTGGGAGGATTACGTTGCGGCGCGGAACATCATTCGCGAACACGGCCCGACGTATGCAACGACAACGCCCGCCGGCGACACGATGTTTCGTCCGCGTCCGGAATTGTCGATGATGCAAAATGCATGGGATCGGTTGAAAAAGATGTTGCCGGAATACGGATTGACGGCCGCGTCGCGGGCGAAGATTGACGCGAAGGAACAGGTGGAGGACATTGATGATTTGTTGTCATGATTGACACGACGAAGGGCGAACGCGCCGTGAAATTCATTGAACGTATTTGCACGCATGTCAAGGGCGATTTGTCGGGCAAACCATTTTTGTTGGAACCATGGCAACGTGAATATTTGATTCAATTGTTCGGGACCATTGGTCCGGATGGATTGCGCCAGTACCGCACATCATTTGTGTTTCTACCGCGTAAAAACGGCAAATCGAATTTGATTGCGGCGATTGGGTTGTATTTGCTATTCGCCGACAATGAACCGGGCGCGGAAATCTATGTGGCGGCGGCGGATCGGGAGCAGGCGAACGCAATCTTCGAGGTTCAAAAACAAATGGTTTTGAATTCAACGTTGTTGCGCGACAAATGCAAAATATACCGCAATTCAATTGTGTTGAACGGCACGAATTCATACATCAAGGCGATTAGCGCGGACGCATCAACGAAACACGGATTTTCGGCGCACGCGGTGTTGTACGACGAATTGCATTCGGCACCGAACCGCGAATTGTGGGAGGTGTTGACGACATCGGTTGGTGCGCGTTCGCAACCATTGGTGTTGGGAATCAGTACCGCCGGGATTGACCGCGGTGGGTTGTGCATGGAATTGTACGAATACGGCAAAAAGGTCCGCGATGGCATCATCGACGACAAAACGTTTTTGCCGGTCATTTATGAGGCCCCGATGGACGCCGACCCGTTTGACGTTGAAACGTGGCGCATGGCCAATCCGAACCTTGGCGTGTCCGTCCGCATGGACTATTTCGAACGCATGGCGGCCGAGGCGCGTATATTGCCAACGTCGGAAATTGCATTCAAACAATTGCATTTGAATCAATGGGTGTCATCGTTCGATGGTTGGGTGACGGATTCCGATTGGATGTCATCCGCCGGCGACGTTGATTTGTCGGAACTGGCGGGCGAACCATGTTTCGGGGGGTTGGACCTCGCCGCAACGTCCGACGTTTGTTCGTTCGTGTTGGTATTCCCGCGCGATGATGGTTCGGTGAAGGTATTGCCGTGGATGTTCGTATCGCAGGCGGCCGTCGATCAACGCCGTGGGCGCACCGGGGCGTCGTACGACGCGTTTGCCGCGGCGGGTGAACTAATCGTCACGGACGGAAATTCGACGGATTACGACGTCATATTCACGCAGATGTCGAAATGTGCCGACATGTTTGACATCAAATCCGTGGCGTTTGACCGGTGGAATTCATCGGCGTTGGTTCAACGATTGATGGACGCCGGGTTTGATATGGACCCATTCGGGCAGGGATTCGCATCGATGTCCCAACCAATCAAACAAATGGAAATCATGATCAAACAAAAGAAATTGCACCATGGCGGTCACGGGATGTTGCGATGGATGGCATCGAACATTCAAACGAAGGTTGACGAGGCGATGAACATCAAATTCGTCAAATCGAAATCGGGTGACAAGATTGACGGAATGGTCGCGTTGGCCATGGCCGTCGGTGAATGGATGACAAACGACAATGACAACACGGGCGGTTCCGTGTACGAAACCAATGACATCAGATTTTTATGAACCAAACATTTGAAAATGAACGTGCAACGTTCGAATCGTTCAACCAATTGTTCAACCAATTGGTCGGGGAATACAATTGCAAAATTTTATCGTATGAATTCGCAGAACAACAACACGTCGAACAATACGGCCGTCGCCGTTTTTCGTCATACTATTCATTCACCAATTCAAAAAAGCACCATGCACACAAATGAAAAGATTGAACACGTCATTGAACGTTTGGAGGATTTGTTGATTTCAAAAAACAATACCTATGGGGATTCATTGCAAAACCCGGTTCGGATATTTTCGAAACTGGACCGCATGGAATCGATTTCCGGGCGCATTGACGACAAGTTATCACGCATTGCCGCGGTCGGTGTTACGGATCAAACGAAGGACACGTTGTTCGATTTGATGGGGTACATCGTGCATTTGATTATCGTTTTTGAGGATGAAAATATCTGATTTCGGTCAAATGTGTGTTCGGGTGTTGTTTATTTAACATTTTGTTGTATGTTTACATCAACAAACAAACAAACAACGATCATGAATCACCTTTACATCATCCCAAATCAAAATGGCACGGCAATCAATTACTTTGATGTTTTGAATCAAACCGAAAAGGCCATTCAAGTTAAAATGAATGATTCAAAAAAATCTTTTGCCTTGTGGATTCCTAAAAGCGCACTAATTCAATCAACCTATTCAAACGAAACCAAATTCATTGCACCTTGGTTTCTTAAAAAACTGAATACATATCAAATGAATGCTTTGGGATTGTAAAATTCAATCCCCGCTTCGGCGGCCCTTTTTAAAACACAAACAATCATGAAAACCGAATTGACCGAATTGGCCCGTGCATGGAACATGTACATGAATCCAAAAACCGAAACCGAATTCAATGACGCCGAACGCGTGTTGTTGAGGTTTCACAAAAAATACGGAACGATTGATGTCGCAACAATTCGTTCAATCATCAATTAGGGGTTCGCGTAAGTGAGGAAATAGGTTGGACACCCCCTAATTGGTACGGACCCCTTCGGGGGTCCTTTTCATTTATTGACATATTCGTTTGCGGTCGTCGGGATGTGTTTTTATTTTTTTTTCTTCCGCCCCCTTATAGGGGGACGGAAAAAAAAATAAGAAACGACACGCGTCCCGAATGCCGTGACAATAGTTTTCAACACCTGCAACAATGGTTCGGTTTTTTCGGTATTTTTGTGATGCGCGCAAATTATATCCATGGCAAACGAACAACAATCATTGTTTGACCGGGTTCGGGCGGTGTTCCGAGCATCACCGAACAATCCATCGACGTCGTTGAACAAACCGGCATCATGGTTGTTCGACGCGTTTGAATCGTCCAAAACGGGCGTTCCCGTCAACGAAAATTCCGCAATGCAATTTTCGGCCGTTTGGGCCGCGGTTCGGATTCTTTCCGAAACGATCGGTTCAATGCCGTGGAACGTTTACAAACGCGAGGGCGAATCGCGTTTCATTTCCAACGCACATCCAATCGATGAATTGATTCATCATCCGAACGCGATGATGACGTCGTTGGTGTTCCGTGAAACGTTGATGGCGTATTTGTGTTTGCACGGCAACGCGTTTGCCGCAATCGAACGCGACGCATCGGCACGCCCGACGCGTTTGATTCCTATTCACCCGGACCGCGTACAAATCAAGGTTGTGGATGGGGAAAAATTCTATCACGTCGACAAAAAGGTTGTGTACACGGATTTCGAAATGATTCACGTTTGTGGGTTGTCCTTCGATGGTATTCGTGGCAAATCGCCATTGGCCGCCGCCCGCGAAACGTTCGGCATTGGTTTGGCGGCAAACCAGTTCGGCGCGGAATTCTTTGGCAATGGTGCCAACGTCGGGGGAATTTTGGTTCACCCCGGCCGTTTGACTGATGACGCGTACAAAAGGTTGAAGCATTCATGGCACACGGCCAATTCCGGTTTGGGGAATGCACACAAAACCGCCATTTTAGAGGAGGGGATGAAATTTGAAAAAATGACCATCCCGCCCGATCAAGCGCAATTCCTTCAGTCGCGCAAATTCCAAACCGAGGAGGTTGCGCGGTTCTTCCTAATCCCGCCACATATGTTGGGCGATTTGTCCGCGTCATCGACGCGTGCGAATATCGAGGAGCAGGGAATTCAGTTTGTCCGCAACACGATTCGTCCATGGGCGGTTCGGATTGAGGAGGAAATGAACAACAAGTTGTTCCGCGACGACGAACGCGACACCTATTTCATCCAATTCAATTTGGAGGGTTTGTTGC